TTTGCAAGCATCATAATACCGCCATCAGCTTTGTGCTCTGGAAGATATTCATCCGGAAGCATCTGCCAAGGATTGTATCTAGAATAGTCTGCTTCTGTTACAGCGCCGGCTATAGCAGATGGTATGCCTTTAACTTCTTCTGCAATTACTTCTCTACCTTCTGGTGATTGGGCTATTTCATAAAACTCTTTACCCATACCACCAATATCTTTGACTAGATCCCACACACCCTTGTAGCCTTCTTCCTTCTGATAATCAGGATTTTCTTTTATATAGTCTTTCATTTCATCACTGTAGCCGATGCTGCCTAAATCTTGACCTAAAATCGATTCGATTCCTGTCTGGTGAGGAACCAAATCAGCTACCTCTTGCCTTACTAACAATTGACCTGTTTTACCTTTAATACTTTCTCTAGTTGGACCAAGTGTTAGGCCTTTAGCGGCTTTCACTTTTTCTAAAGTTTTCTTTAGTTTTCTTCCTTTAACTCCTGCTTGAATAAGTTTGGCTGCAATGCCTGCTGGAGGAAAAGCCATCAAACCAAGTACAAAATAATCAACAGGGTCTGTTGGGTCAAACAAAAAATCAGTAAAATCTCTTAAATTAGCGCCAGTGCCTGGTGCTGTTTTTTGAAGATTATAAAAATGTTGACCAGCATCACCACCTGGCTGCATCTTTACTGGATCAAGGCCTGATATTATTCCCGGCATTACATCACCTTACTGTAATCTACAGCGTAGTAGCCATCTTTAACAATGACTGCATCTGGTTTAACTTCGAGAACTTCTTGCGCTATTACACCTTCAGCTGGTGTTGAATCAGCCCCAATGGCTTTACCTTTGTCGTTCCAATCCCATGTGTACCAATTAATACCTGGCTCAAGCTGGCCGACTTTTTTAATGTTTTCTTTTAAACCTACATCAGAAAAAGGTGTGTATCCTAAAGAACCTAATCCAGTGGCAATAGTTCCAGCAGCGCCGACTGCTTGTCCTAATGCTGATGGTTGCTGATAGACACCACGTTGATATGCGCTTGTGCCAGTACCTCCAGAGATACCTCCCATTGGAGATCCAGCTAGAAGCTGTTGACCTGTAAGCAATCTTTGTAATGGTTCTTGAGCAAGCTGTTGCGCTCCAGCAAACTGTCTTGTCAGCGCTGCTTGCTGAGTACCTTGGCCTTGTTGACCAAGTTGATTTAATAAGTTGATTTGATTTCCTAGTTGCTGTTGAGATTGTTGTCCTAATCCTGCTAACCCACTGCCAATCTGTCCAAACTGTCCACCCATGCCAGCAGATAACTGCCCCAATCCACCTAAAGTTTGACCTAATTGTGCTTGTTGTCCACCCAATCCTGCTTGCAATGCTGCAAAGCTTTGTTGAGATCCTCTTTGACTTTCAAATGCTTGTTGCGCTTGTTGTTGAGCTTGACCAAAACCTCTGCTTCTTATACCAGAAACAGCTTCTGCTGCACCACGTCCTGTCTGTCGGGCAAGTTCCTCTTGCGATATACGGCCACGAGAGCCACCAAATGCGCCTTGAGATATAGCTCTATCTCTTAGACCTATGCCTGCTTGCGCTGATTGTCGATTAATGTCTTCTAATGTTTGTTGAACAACTTGGTCTTCATATGGGTCATAAAACATTTGAGCCATTGATGGGTCATACATCCCTGTGGTCCCCATACCTGTTTGTTCTGCTCTGCCTAACGCACCAAGACCACCTGTTACTGCTTCAGTAGCACCCGGCAAATATCCAAAAGCTTCGTCTAAAGCTCTCTCTTGTCTACCGAAGAGTCGACCAGATTCGGTTAGATAAGGTTGATATTCTCCTAATCTCCCTGTCTGTTGCCGGGCTTGTATTTGTAGAGGAGTTAACCCAGCAGTTTGCTCAATTGGAATATCTCTTGGTCTTGATATGAGACCTTCGTATTCACCAGGTGCGCCAAAGTAAGATGATAATAATCTGCGTGAGTAATCCTCCATGTACGGAGAAACAAAACTATAACCAGTTTGAGGGGTTGTTATAACCTCTGCTGGTGGTGCTGTTTTTGTTTTACTTAGACACATCTTTTATTTATTTCCTATAATACATTCCACCTATTTGGTGAAAGCCCTTTTTGTTAAAAAGTTTCTTGGCTCTTTCAACTCCATCAAGGTTAAAAACGCCAAGAATCAAGGGTTTGTTTTGCTCTTTAGCATATTCTATTACTGCATCCATTAAAAGATGGGATGGCGGTGTTTGATCTTTTAAATTCCTATACTCAGGTAATACATAAAACCAACCATCACCTATGTATTGTTCTGCTGACCACCAATAATCATCAGGGCCTACAGCAATACTACCAATGATTGTATCGCCATCTAATACATTATACACAATCCCATTAAACAAGAAATGATTTATGTGTGATGATGCACGACCCCATTCAATGGGTGGAGATCCTTTGCCTGAAAGAGAATGTTCTATCCAAAAATGTTCTGATAGAAAATCAGCTATACGTTTACCATTTTCTAGTGTAGGCTCTACCTTTTCTAAGGTTAAATTCATACAAGTTGTTGAGCTATTTCTTCTCCGAATTTTTGCATCTTGTACATTTCACGAGCACCTAACAATCTTTGCTCATATTCGTCTTGTGGATTTGCACCAGCCGCAATACCCATGCCTCTAACGGCTGCTGAATTAGTTACGAATTCACCATCACTTAACATGGCTGGAATTTGATCCCCTTGTTCTCCACCTGGTCCAGTAACTAATTCATCCCTTTCAGGATAATTTTCAACGCCCATTGCTCCAGTGCCATCTGCATATCCACGCAAATTTTTAATTACATTTGCCATGGTTTGGTTTGCTTCATTCATTCTTCTTGTATTTCCACCCATGCCTTGTGTCATTTGTAATTCTTTATCAATCAACTTAAGTTCATTGAGCAATGCATTAAAAGCTTTTGGATTATCATCCAAATATATAACATCTCTTTGTTCTCTATCTATGTAATAACCCTCTTCAATAATATCATTTATGTCTCTTCTTCTATCGTGCAAGTTTTCAACTGCTTCACTTGGATGTCCGTATGGATATTTAGGAATGCCAGTAACTTTAACATCCTCAACATTTTCATTAGAAGGATTTAGATAATTATAAACTGCACTTGGTATGCTGGTTATGCCTTCTGCTAAACTAGAAATTCCACGCTTTGCCCCTGAAGCCATTTCACGAATAGCCCCCATTGAGCCGGTACCATCAGCATACGCATTAACGTATTTTCCATCTTTGGCGTATAACTGACTAGCCATACGTCTTGGTTGTAAAGCATCTATATAAGTTGCTTCTCTAGGAGGAGCCACTAATGGAGAAAATGGAACTCCTTTTGCTTGTGAATAAATTTTGGATACTTCACTTGGGTAGAATCGATAAACATCTGGTGTTGTGTCTTTAGCATTAATGCTTATAGGAGCGCCTGGTGTTGTATCTCTGTAACCCATTGATCTAGAGTAAGATCCTATGCCTTCTGATGGTGCGCCATAGGCTCTAGCAAGAGCAGTAGCCATACCTTCTTCAGTAACTTCGCCAACATCTACGCCTAAAACGTTTTCTAAATAATCGTTAATATCAAAATCAAAATCAAGATCTAAGTTAGCTAAGCCACCTCCATTGTATCTTTGTATTTCAGGAATGTTTATTTTAGGTGGTTTCTTTATTAGATCCAACATTCCTGCACCACTTGCGCCTTCAATCAGGTACTTAAAAGCATTTGCTTCTCCAACTTGACTTAGTAACTCACCGAAATTTTTGAATTTTTCTGCTTTTAATTTTAATTTTTCTTTTTCAACACCTTTTGCTAAATCATCACGAGCGTCATCTTCAACTGTTCTAGTGGCCTTCATATAATTTTCATATGCAGATTTGTCAAAATCGTAACCTTCGCCATATTTACCAAAGTCAACAGACAAATCTGGTTCAAACTTAAAGTTTGGATCTGTTACATCATATGTTGGTGGAGTCATGTTTCCTGCAAGTATATCTTCTATACCTCGTGTGCCTGCTGGTAAACTATTTGGGAGATTAATAAATGTACCAGCTGCATAGCCTGGCACAGCGGCTTCAACTTCTTCTTTAGTTTTTGTATGATAAGGCTTACCCATAAACTCAAAGACTTCATCGCCTCTTTCTCTAGCACGCTTAAACTCCATTTCAAACAGTTCTCTGATACTTAAGACTGGTTCAGAATCAAAATCAAAGCCTTCTGGTTTAAGGATATCACGCATGTATTCTTGTGCTGGTCCAAAAGGAGCTGACATAGAAGAACCAACCCCACCTCTGATTGCTTCGTAAATTTTTCTAAGGTTACTTTTGTCTTGCATTTTATATTTGTTTTTTTAATTCACGTTCTTTCATTTGTATTCGTTTGATTGTGTCATAAATTATGTATACCATTTTTCTATTCCCCAATACTCTTTATCAGATCCAAGGCTTATTGTTATGCTTCCTGCTATTTTTATTGTAACAGAACCAACTAATGCTTGAGCTTCATATCCTTGTTTATTTATTGGAGTATGTAACTGTATCCATTCAATGCCAGCATAAACCTGTAAAACACCAATAGATGTATTCCATATTACATCACCTTGATTAAAAGCTAAAGTGGTAATATCAGAATCATTAAACTGCGGGGTTGCACTTGGATCGAACTTTCCTAAATTAATCTCTAGTATTCTAACTAATCTATTAAATGTGTCTGCGTCAACATCAGTTAATGCTAATGGTAACCTAGTATCAAGAAGCTTTGCCATTATTACCTTCTACCATCAGGCCTAATGTCAAATCTATTGGCTCCTATTCTCCATTTAAAACCTGTACGAACTGATGAATCTGCGTCATCATCTGATTGAACTCTAAGTACCATTTGTCTTGCTCTTGCTCGTACATGGTTTTGTTGTGTTGAACTTGTTACATCGCTTGTTGACTTAGTTGTAAGTGAATCGCCTGGGAAATTTCTAGTTTTTAATACATAATTAATTTGGCCATCAGATGCATTTGCTCCAAAGAAATTAACATCTGGAACAATTCTTCTTATAAAACCAAATTGATCACCATCATTCAAATCAATATCACCAGATTCTATATACACATTATCCATTGGAGATCCATCTGCATCATCTGTGCTTTCATGAGTATAAATATAGTTAACAGAATTATCTTTACCAGTTGCTGTAGGTTTTTCAAATACACCATCATCAATCCAAGCTGTTCTTGAAAGCTGCCCAATACTCCAAGCTTGCTCTAAATAATTATAAGAAACATATCTATCTATTTCTGTAGAAGAAGATGATGGGTAAAACCAACCAACTTCATTAAACTCTTTATTAGTAAAAGCAATAACTTTGTATGATTGATTTGAATTAAAGTCATCAAGAACATAATTTAAAACAGAAGAAATTAACCTGGTTACAGATCCATTGTAATTATAAAAACCATCTCTAGACATCCAATAAACTCCATCTGGAGCATTAATGGCCCCATTAGGAGATATCAATCCTACATTTTCATTAACCAAATTAACTCCAAAAGTATATGGAGCTCCAACAAATTGCATACTATATAAAGAAGTATCAGTCCATATAAGAATTTCTTGTCTTGATCTTAATCCACCAACTATTTCAGAACCAGAAGAAAGTCTTAGTGATCCTGCTGTGTTAGTAGATGTCGGCTCCCATTCAGTAATGCTTTCTTGGTCAGAAAATGCAATAAATAAAGGGTCAATTGATCCTGTTCTAGCGCTTTCACTAATGGGATCTGCGCCCAATACAATAACGTGTCTGTCTATATCGCTAACAATTGTTTGAATGCCCTTTGTGGGAGCAAGATTTGATCCAGATAAGCTTGTTATATTTACAGCCCTAGTTGTTAATCCGTTGCTTTTATCCCAATAATATATTCCTCCATATCTAGGATTAATAATAAGATCTTCGCCAAAAGCATCGTGTGACCACAATCTTAACTGGTCAGTTTCAGATAAAGCAGTAGTAGATCCAAAAGTTCCAGCACTCCATGTACCTGCACCCCAACCAGTTGATTGAACATATACATCTAAGCCCACATTTATTTGATAAACCCCATCAACCCCAGACCCACCATTGCCACTGTCACTGCCAGTAGCGCTTACTTCATCTCCAGAAGTATCTTTGGCTATAATTTCATAAGTGTTTGTGCCTGTAACTCTGCTAATTTGATATTCTTGATTTAAAACAGCAGCCGTTATTGCATCTCCTAAGCTAACTGCGCCTGATATCGTTACAAAATCATTGGCTACTGCGCCATGAGAAGAATCAGTAACAGTTAATGTTGATGACCCACTAGATGCTGAAAATGTTATAGAGTTTGTGCTTGTTTTTCTTGTTGGTGTAACATCATTTAAAACATTTCCACCTTTTATATAATATTTATATGTGGTTCCCAACCCTAAATATTTAGTTGAATCAAGGGAAACCCATGCAGTTAAAGCTCTACCTGTACCTTCATAATTTTCAGCGGTTGTTTTTTGCCAGCCGCCTATTTTTTCAGGAAGACCTTTTCTAAATCTAACAAGGTTACCATCAGTCCACCCACCTTTATCCATGAGATCAGTCATTTCCTTTTGAATTCCAGGCTTAAATATAAATTTTGTTAAAGGCATATTATTTCATTTATCAATGGTTAAAGAATTTAGCTTTGGCATTTTAT